GAACGTTCCGCAAAACAAGTTCACGCTCACTGCGCACGGTTTGAGTGACGACGACGCGATTCGATTCGCGATTGGTAGCCCCGGAAATGCGTTGCCTGCGCCGATTGTCGCAGACCGCTACTACTATGTCGTCAACGCGCAGACGAACCAGTTTCAAGTCGCATTCGTCGTCGGTGGAACGCCCGTGACGATCACGAACTCAGGCGTCGGCACCGACAATCAAATCTGGAGGAAACAGTTGTGAGAAAGATCACCGGCCAAGTCATTTACTTGGGACCGCAAATTCCATGGCTCGGCCTGAGCTATTCGAACATCTTTCGCGACGGCATTCACGAAAATCTCTATCCCGCGATCGCGCAGTGTCCCGCGCTCGGCGAAATGTTCGTGCCGATTGCAGACCTCGCAGCCGTGCGCAAGGAACTCAACTTCGACATCGCGCGCAACATGCGCGGCACGACAGGGAAGTTCGTCACCTTTTACCGCGAAATCCAAAAGTGGATCGCAACACGCAAACAGAAAGAACCATCAATCGGAGTGAAAACACATGCCTAATCTCGGACCCTTCAAACACGGCGTCAGTTGGTCTGACGTTCCAACCTCAGTCATTTCGCCTGTCATTGCAGTCGCAGGCATCAACGTCGTTTTCGGCAGCGCACCGCTGTGGATGTCGCCGAACGGCAAACAGTGCATCAACAAGCCGCGCGTCTACAATCGCTATGAGGACGCGGTCGCAGAACTCGGCTACTCGAACGACTGGAACACCTACGACATTTGCGAACATCTCGATGCAGTGTTCGTCGAGTTTGGCGTGTTTCCCGTGATCTACGTCGCAGTCAACGACCCTGAGAAAAATGCGACCGTTCATGCGCCGAGTCAGTTCACACTTGCCAACGGTCAAGTGAACACGAATCTGCAACTAATCGCGTGGACAATGACTGTCACGAGTATCACCGCCGCGGCTGCCGCGGCCGGAACACCTCCGTCTGCATCGCCGGCGAAAAAAGGCGCGAAAGGCAACGCCGGCAGTTCGGCTGATTCACCAGAGGTCACACCGCAACTGACGAACTACGTCGAGGGCGTCGACTACTTGGTGAGCTACGACGCGAACAACAAGGCGATCATCACGCGTCTCGCGACTGGCGCGATTCCGAGTGACACGTCGCAAATTCTCGTCGGCGGAAAGATTCCCGCCGCGACGCCAATCGGTGCAGCCGACATCATCGGCGGCATCAACCCTGACGGCACGCGCACTGGTCTCGAAGTGATCGAAGATGTGTTTCAGAAAACGGGCTACGTCCCCGGAGTCGTGATCTGCCCGAAGTGGTCGCACGATCCGACAGTCGCCGCCGCGATGGAAGCGAAGTGCGAGAACATCAACGGTTGTTTCGCTTGCACATGCCTGATCGACGTTGACACGTCGACAGTCAAGGTCGCGCAGAACGTGAACGCGTGGAAGAACACGAACAACATCGTCTTTCCGCGTCAGCAATGCCTCTTTGGCAAGCCCGCACTACTCGGCACAGCCGTTGGTCAACCGGGGAGTGCAGTCGCAGTCGACAAAGTGTTTCACTTCGCGTCGCAGCAGGGACCGTTGATGCAGTGGACAGACGCATACCGCGGCGACGGTCTGCCGTTCTGTTCGCCGTCGAATAAGAACCTGCGGTGCAACGCGCTTCAAACCGAGGACGGCACAGAAATCCCGATGCACCTACTCGACGCGAACATGCTGAACGGTCAAGGCGTCGTGACTGCGTTGAACTGGATTGGTGGTTGGCGCAGTTGGGGCAACCGCACTGCCGCATATCCGTCGACGAGTGACGTGAAAGACGTGTTCATCTCTGTTCGGCGCATGTTTGATTTCATCGGCAATTCAGTCGTGTTGACGATCTGGCAGAAAGTCGACGAACCGGGGAACCGCCGTCTGATCGACGCAATCGTGAACAGTCTGCAACTCTGGCTCGACGGTCTCACGAACAGTCAGGCGCTCGTTGGCGCGCGTCTCGAATTTCGTCAGGACGAGAATCCGACGACTGAAATCCTCAACGGTCACTACACGTTTCACATCTACATCGCGTCACCAACACCAGCGGAGTGGCTCGATTTCCGCATCGAGTATTGGGTGCCATACATCCAGAACTTGTGGGCGGATCAAGCGGCAGCGTAAATCAACAAACAAGAGAGGCAATCACAAATGCAAATCCCAAATCACGTCACCAACTACTCGATTTTCAAAGACGGCAAGCGCCTTATCGGACTCGCCGACGTAACACTGCCGAAACTCGAAAATCTCAAAGACACGCTGAAGGGTTCGGGCATTTTCGGCGAGATCGACATGCCTGTTCAGGCGCACTTTTCGAGCTACACCGTCGTCTTGAAATGGTTGACGATCGTCGACGCGGCAGTGTTCGCGACGATTCAAGACGGTGCGCAACTCGACGCATGGGCGGCGCATCAACTGCACGACTCTGGCACGAACAAGATCATCCACGAAGGCTGGCGCTACGTCATGGGCACGGCGCCGAAGGCGTTCAATCTTGGCAAACTTGAGGTCGGCACGAAAGGTGAGGCCGAAAGCGAATATGAGTTGATCAGTCTGCGCGCGATTCGCAATGACCAAATCATGCTCGAAATCGACAAAGAAAATGCCGTGTGCCGCTGGTGGAACGGCGTGCAACTTGTCGACAACGCAGCACGGATTCGCCAACTGATTGGCTTGTGATCGACTTGACGCGAGGCGTAGACTGTCAGTCATGAGCACAGAAAACGAGAGAATCACTGCAACTGAACCGACGAATCGGTTGGGTGCAACATTGAACGACGAGCACGAGACTGCGACTGACGAAGTCAAAGAGTTTCGCGATCTCGCCGTCGAGGAAGCGCGCCCGCCAGTTCGTCTCAAAATGGATCCACCTGTCGAGTTCGACGGTCAGAAATATTCAGAACTGATCTTCGATTTCGACTCGATGATCGGGAAAGACTTCCAGCGCGCTGAGCGCACGTTCACGAAGCTCTACAAGGCTGACAAAAACGAAACGGTCTTGCCGGAAATGAAACATCTCTACCACTGCATCGTTGCGGCGCAGGTGGCGGACGTGCCAATCGGCTTGATCCAAAAACTGCCGCGGCGGTTTTATACACCGTTGCGACTCGAAGTCCTAAAAGCCTGTGGCAGCTCGCCGGAAGAGGAGAAAGTGTAACAGCACTCCTGCGCTCGATCTCAGTGCGCATGGCGCGCGCCGTCGGCGGTGGCGTCGACTACTGGATGGAGCTGCCACTCGCAGAACTCCTGAAATATTTGATCGAGTTGTCAGATCAACTCGAACAAGAGAAAAAGGCACTCGACGAGCAGACGAAAAGGAGGTGATGATCAATGGCTGAAACCCGCCGGCAATACGAGACCGTCATTGCGATTGCCGGCAAAGTGCTCGGTTCGTTCAAGGGCGCGATGGCGACTGTGAACGCGTCAATGCGCGCACTGCAAGCGCGCATGAAACAAATGAACGCCGCGATGATTGCCGGTGCGAACAGCATCATCGGTTCGTTCAAGAAAATCGGTGCAGCCTTCACCGTTCTCGGAGGCATCTTCGCGGCGTTTCTCGCTGCGAATGTCTTCAAAAAGATATTTGGCGGGGCGGCGGATGAGGCCTTGAAAGCCGAGCAACGCGTTCGCGCACTGAGCTATGCTCTACTCGCGAATGACAAGATGCGCGCCAAAGGCGAGAGTTTCGCACTGCGCCAAATCGACCTGTTCAAAAAACAGGCGGTCGAACTCGAAAAACAAGGCGTGTTGAGTCGCGCGATCTTCGAGAATTTCGCCGTCGGTCTCGCGAACATCGGTTTCTCGCCGCGGCGCATTCTCGATTCGACGAAGGCCATGGGCGATCTACTCGTCAAGGCGCGCGGTGTGCGCGCGACTGAGGAAGATTCACTCGAACTGAACAGTGCCATGGGCAAGGCGATCAAGCAAGGCCGGCTCATGGGAATGCGTCAATTCCTCCCGATGCTCGACACGGGCAAAGAGGCGATGAAAGCGTTCAAGGAAAAGACCTACGAAGAACGTCTCGCGTTCTTGCTGAACGAGGCGCGCAAGTTCGCAGGCGCAAACGAAAAGGCGCTCACAGACCCCGGTGGTCGCTATCAGCATTTTCAAAATCAACTGCGCGCGTTCGGTGAGGACATTGGCAACAAAATTCTGCCTGCGCAAGACAAAATGGCCGCCGCGT